TACAGGTGCGAGCTTGGAAAGATATCAGACACCACTTCATTAGTGAAAACGATTTAGCTTATATTGCTAATTGGTCTGATGCAGCACTCAATAAATTTAATTCAGGTTCGTTTGAAAGACAACTTGTCAAAATAACCACAATAGTTAATCAACAATATGCTGTTAATGGTGTGATTGTACCGTATACCATTTATAAAGGATTTCAGTATGACGCTATTACCGTCTCTGGTGATTGCGGTTCAGTACTTGTCGTTTACAATACCCGTATTGTAGGCAAGTTATTAGGTATACATGTAGCAGGCGAACGAAATAAACACCACGGTTACACCGAATTAGTTACTTCAGAAATGTTAGACAGTTTTGTACCACGAGTACAACCACGCTCACGACCTATTACAGTCGAAGACCGTCCAGCTGTTATTTTACCTGAAGGTAATTATACCTATTATGGTACTGTCCCAGCTAATCAAGCTGTTTATCCTGTAACAAGATCAGAGATCAAACCATCTGTTATTCATGGAGAAATTAAACCACCTACAACCGCACCAGTGTCATTAGATAAACGTGAGTTTGGAGAGACGATTGCTCGTTATTTTCAACCATCAATGCCAATTAACCCCAAAGTCAAAGCACTACTCCAACAAGACGCCAACGACATTAACGACGCACTAGATAGTTTTAAACTAGGTGTTGTTTCCGAATTTGAAGCCATTAATGGAAACAGTAAATATAAATATTTTGAGAGGATGAATATGTCAACATCTCCCGGATTACCATATAAGAAGATAGGCGTAGGAAAAGGAAAAGAACGTTTCTTCTCCAAAGACGCAGATGGTAATTACACTGTTAATGAACCTACACTACGCAAAATGATCGATGATCGCATTGCTATGGCTAAGAAAGGTATTGCGATTGATTCTATGTGGATGGATATTCCGAAAGATGAAAGACGTAAACCAGGTAAGAAAACACGAATGATTGTAACACCACCTCTAGATTATCAAATCGTTTTCAGAATGTATTTCTTAGATTACATTGTCAGCTATTATAACTCTGCACTTAAAACTCACTCAGCAGTGGGAATCAATCCTTACTCTATGGATTGGACGGAAATGATGAACAATCTTAAGAGTAACTCTGATGTCGGAGGCGACGGCGATCATACACAATTTGATGGTCACATGTTAACTGATTTTCTCGAAATAGACATTAATGCTATCAATCATTATTACCGATATGAAGCAAACCACGAAATCTCATCTCTAATTAGAGAAGTATTATGGTACGAGATGGTACATACACCTACCCAATGCGTAAATATTGCTTATTGCGTACATTGTGGCGTCCCTTCTGGATGCAATTGTACTACAATTATTAACACCAATGGTAATGATAAATACTATAAACTGTGCTGGCTTGGACTAGCACCCCCTGAAATGTGTGATCTTAAACACTACTATGATCACGTTAAACTATTGTTATGGTGATGACAGTATAGCCTCAATTAAAAGAGAAGTTTTGCCTTGGTATAACCTTAAAACGATTTCCGAACATTTGGAGATTTATAATATTAAATTTACTATGGCTGACAAATCTGGCAAGATATTAGAATCAAAACCTCTAGAACAATGTACATTTTTAAAGAACGGTTTCAGAAGAGATGGTATGGTTTATCATGCCCTAATGGAAGAGAATACTTTGTATGAGATGGTGAATTGGATTAGAGATAGTGATGACGATTATTATGCCACCATGGTAAATGTGAACATGTCTTTAATGATGTGGTACCACTATGGAGTTGACAGATTCCAAATTGAGAGAGCAGCATTATATGAAGCTCTTGTTAAAGCAGGCAAGCAACGCGGTCTAGTTCCCCATTTATTAACTTATGAGTATTTAGATGATTGTTTTAGAACAGATCGTGTCCCTGTTGCCGAAGGTACCACCGAAACAACACCAACACCACAAAACACACCACAACCCACACGCAGTATGCTAAGTCGTCTGTTAGGTAGCTCTACCATAGCAGAAGGTGAATTCGAAGATTTCTATACCGGAAAAGGTATTCGTCAATTTTATGATGATGATCGTGACTACAACTACGCACTTCTAGAAAATGATGAACAAGCTTATTCTTTTGTCAATGAACTGATGGAAATGTACGATTTTGAACCAGCTGAGGAGTGGTTTGCCAGTTTCTTTATGGCAGTCTACACTAAAGTTAAGGCTGTGTGCTATAACTACGATACCAACGTGTCTGTATCACATGTGGTTTTAGCAACTAAACATGGTCTACATGGACTAACGGCTCTTAATGTATCTTTATTTACTAAGGTCGCCAATTGGTTTAAATCTAATTTTCGATTTCCCACAACTGCGGTAGCTCAAGGTAATGGAGATCAAACAGCTGGAGAAGCTAATGCTGCTAATATCAAAGAAGAAACAACAATTGCTAATGCCGTAACTTTTATTGAAGAAAAACCCGCTGTTGATATTGATAAATCTGTATCTCTTAATTCAAATACTGATACCATGTTTGGTACTTGGAGTCTAAACCGCTTCTTTCAGAAACCGCAACGTATTGGTACTTACAAATTTACCACTACACATTTACAAGGCGATGTACTTAAGACTATACAATTACCTGATATCTTCTTTCAGATCGACCAATGGGCTAATATCGTCAATACATTTACTTTTATGCGATACAAACCTGTTATTCGAGTTCAACTAAACGGAAATAAATTTTGTGCTGGTAGACTTTTGGTATTTGGAATACCTTTTACAACAAGTTCAACTCCAATTTATCCTAGTGCCAACAAAAATATGACAGGTTATACCGCTTTTGATCATGCCTTTCTAGATGCTTCATCAAATGACACTTGTACACTCACGATGCCATGGGTATTTTGTAGAGAATGGATCAATCTTGCTACTCAAGCAAGATCTAATAGAACTGATATAGCCAACCTTTACACCCACAATACATCCGCTTCTGTCACTCAATATATGACACCTAATACACATAGTTTTAGAGTAATAGTATTCAATACCTTACAAGTTGGTGCAGGAGCTCCCTCAGAAATTAATGTTAGTATATTTTTACATTTAGAGGAAATGGACATTTGTGTACCTTCAGTTTATAAAACAACCGCACAAGGAGGTTCACAATCATATGTCACCCAGAATATTAATAACTGGGAAAAAGTCGCAAGTCAAACACTACCAACGCAAATAGTGGGTGATAAATACGATTTTAAAGCCGATTTGAAAGTTAGCACTATGGATAAACCCAATTTTACTATCGGACCAGATTATTTTGTCCGTAGAGCTTTAGGTTATATGAGTCACGCAGTAAATATTGAACATTTAGAGCGCATGACCTTATATCCAAATGGGGTTTCCACAGCTAACGAAAGAGATTTCGGAACAAATATGGACGAGATGGACTTGAAGTATTTAACATCTAAATATACTTATTATAACACTGGATCGATCTCAACAACAAACGCAACAGGTACTGCACTTAAGTTTTATCCCATAACACCTTTTATTGCACCTAGCACGACCTTACAGCCAGGTCCACAAATTTTACCTATTAATACAACTAGTTGGTGCCCTCCAGGTACTCAACTTCAAATCCCACTAGTATCATACGTTAGTGCACCATTCAATTTTTGGGGTGGTAGTCTAAAATATCGTTTTGATTTTATAACTAATGCTTTTGTTACCGCTAAGGTTTACGCAGCAATCATCTATGGAACTTATGCTGCCAACAACGTTACTACCGGTATTGAACCCACCAGCGCTTTAGGTTACACCTTTGAAATCAACGCTGATAACAAAACATTTGAGATTGATGTCCCTTACGTAGCCGATACACCATGGAAAAGAATCTGTCATGGACCAATGTCGACAGGAACTGGAGTTACAACCTCAACAGGATATGATGATTTTATCATAGACGAATGTTGTACCGGACAAATTGCTTTATATGTTATTAATCCGCTATCAGTCCCCGCTGGACTACCTACATCATACAATTTCAATGTATTTATTGCAGGAGGTCCTGATTTTAGACTGAATTTTGTTTCTCGAGCTAATACAGCTTGGGTCCCTATAGCGCAAGGTATCGATCCCAACCCCGGCACAGATCTTTCAATGTTAGGACAGGCTCTCTATAAAACCGATATGGGAGTTATGTCCGAAACGTACACATCTATCAAAGATGTCCTTAAAAGATATCATCACGTTAACACGTCATTTGATAAGATAGGAGGTGCCGGTACTGATGTCTCACAAATGTATACGCAACCGGTGGTCATACCAATATCAAGTTTGATCACACCTTTTACATCATCTAACAGTTTCAATATTAACAATGCTTCGACTATTTTTAATTGGTACCTAGCTCTATATCGTGTATGGCGTGGTTCGCTACGCTTTAAAGTTTGCGTTGAATTAGAAAGTGAGACCGAAGGAGTGCAAATAATCCCTAATATTACAGTGGATTTCTTTCCGGATACTCAGCGTATAATTACACCTGATAGAACAGCCCTCATGGGTTCTAATAATGAATCCGCCGGCGCAACATCAAGTTTTACACCAACTTTGAGTACCTTATATAATACTACGCACCATGGTCCCAGATCAATCGCTAACTCTGGTGCTCCTTTTGTAGAAATAGAAGTACCTTTTGTTTACCCGAACAGAGTTGCACCAATACCGATGGTAGGTAATGACGGAATCGCTAATTTAGATCTCGCAGTACCACCAACAAACCGTTCAGCAACATTTTCTAGTATGTCTAACAACTTTGGTAGCTTGGTTATTAACTATCCTAAACTACCAAATAGTTATTTATGTACCACACGTATTTACATGGCTGCAGGCGATGATTTTAGAGTTGGATGCCAAGTCGGTACACCACTAATTACATACGCTGGAGCTAATACATCCAGTACTACCAACAACATTGCGGTAGCCCCTGATTTTTATAATTAAATTAAATAATTCTGGTGACCCGCAAACAATGGTTATTATGCTTTCGACCATTTAGAACGAAAAGCAAGGCTAGTTAGGACTTTATGTCTTAGAAACATTTTTGTCTCTTATGTTTAGAAAAAGAGAATATAGGCGGGCAACGCCCTAGTTTACCG